GAGATCACCAATGCCACCTTCACCTTTAGCTATGTTGTAACCTGCTTCAGCCTTGTTATATATTACTGCTGGTGCCTGCCAAGGACCGGGTATTACTGCCGCTACCTTTGCCACTGGCTTTAAAACTTTTCTTCTTAATTTTTGAAATGCTGAACCTATACCAAACTCTTGTAATCCAGTTTCAGGATTAATGGATGCAATACCAGTTATTTCTCCTGTGGTATCTACAATTCTTGAATCAGGGTCTATGCCCATTTGCATCATGGTTTCATCTAAACTTTGTGCGGCTGATGGATTTGCTTCTAAAACCTCAGCAGGAATGACTGCCTCACCTTCTGATAAATGACCTATAGTGGTGTCATTCATCCTGCCTGTTTCAACACCTAGCTTTAATAATGGGTTGTCTGCCTTATCTACAACTTGTTGCACACCAAACTTTAATAACTCATTGATGCCCTGTGAGTCCATATCAGATGCTTGCATAGAAACAGGTGTCATCATTCTTGTGGTATCACCACCTGCTTCTATATTAGACATTGCTACATCAACATCTTGTGGAGCAACTTTTTGTACTTCCATTAGAAACCCATCTACATCCATTCCAGTTCCTAATTCTTGTATAATTTTTTGCTGTGCCTCAACTGAAGGAGTTGAGTTCATGGGGTATGTTAAAATTGTTCTTACTTCTTGCTCAAAGCCTAAATCTACCAATGGCTGAAACACACTGGTGTCAACATCATTCATTGGCATGGCTTCATCTTGCATGCCACTCAAAAGCATTTTATTCATCATGGTTGTATTCATCTCAGGACTAGCCATTCTTTCCACATCCTGATCAGACATGACTCCTGAACCCATGGGGTTTACTTCTTGTGTGAGATTTTGTATTCGTTCTTCTAATGTTGCCATATCTAACCTATTGTAACTGTTACTGAGCCTACTGCTCCTGTGCCACTAACACCACTTGGGTATGTCCTGTGGCTATATAAGTCTCGAAACTCTACCCCATCAAATGCTTGGTGTATCTCCCTTGTTAAGTTGAAGATAATATCACCTGCAACAAAATTAAGTTCACTTATTTCGGAATCAGTGAACTGGGGTGTTCGATTTGGGTCGAACCTCCCTAAGTTTATCTCTAAGACTCTAACTAATCTATTAAAGGTTTCTGTAGAGACTTCCTCCTCTGCCAGTGGTAATCTTGTTGGCAACAGTGTTGCCATTACCTCTTACCATCAGGTTGTATGTCCATTCTAGTATATCCTAATCTCCATTGCACACCTAATCTATTGGATGTGTCTGCATCATCATCACTTTGCAGTCTTAATACAGCCTGTCTGCCTCTAGCTCTAACATGCAACTGATCTGTGTTATTGGAGACATCTTTGGTAAATCTTGTGACCAATGTTTCAGCAGGCTCATTTCTAGTTTTCAAAACCATGTTTATTTGTGGTATGCCTGAGTCTGTGTTGGTGCCTGCAAACTTAATATCAGGTATGACTCTTCTGACAAACACGAAGTCATTGCCATCCTGTAAATCAAAGTCAGAGCTTTCTACAAACACATCATCCATAGGTGAACCATCATTGTCTTGCCCACTTTCTTGATTAAATAAAGTATTGGTTGCTGTAGCCAAAGGCTTATCAAACACATCTTGGTCTACCCAAGAAGTTCTTACTAATTGACCTATAGACCAGCTATCTTCTAAGTAGTTGTAAATTACATACCTAGATATTTCACCAGTGCTATCTTGTGTTGATGGGTAGAAACACCACACTTCATTAAATTCTTTATTAAGCAAACCAAACACTTTAAACCTTTGACTCATATCAAGATTATCTAGCACATAACTTAAGACACTGCATGACAGCCTTTTTACTGAACCAGTGTAAGCATAGAAACCATCATCACTCATCCAAAAGACTCCACTAGGAGAGTTGATACAGCCATTAGGACTAATTAAACCCACACCTTGATTGATTAAGTTGACAGAAAAAGTAAGGGGCGGTCCAACAAAAGAAATGTTATACAAAGCAGAATCAGTCCAAACCAAGGTTTCTTGTCTAGCTCTTATGCCACCTATGATCTCACTGCCTGCTGATAATCTAACTGAACCTGCTGTATTGGTTGTTTTTGGTTCCCATTCTGTAGCACTCTCTTGATCAGAGAAAGCTATAAACATAGGGTCAATGGTACCAGTTCTAGCTGTGCCACCTGCATTAAGTGGGTCAGCACCCAAAACAAAGACATGCCTATCTGTGTCTGAGACTATAACTTGTAAACCTTTTGTGGGTGAAAGATTGGCACCTGATAAGGCAGTAATGTTTTTGCCCCTTGTACTTACACCATTTGACTCTTCCCAAATGTAAATACTGCCACCTCTATTGTTGAATAGTAAATTTTCACCAAAATTATCTGCTGACCAAAGCCTTAACTGGTTGGTATCAGATAGGCTTGTAGTTGAGCCAAAGGTACTAATATTCCAAGCACCTACACCCCAACCTGTAGATTGCACAAAGTTATCTAAACCAGTATTGATTTGATAGGTGCCAACCACAGATGAGCCACCATTACCTGAATCAGAGGAATTAGCTGTAACTGTAACCCCACTGGTATTCTTTGCTTCAACTGTGTAAGAGTTTGCATTGACAATGGTTGCTATTTGATATTCTTGATTAAGAACATTTGAGTTTATATTGCCACCTAAAGATGATGCACCTGAGAAAGTTACAAAATCATTTTGTACTGCACCATGACTGGTATCAGCAACAGTGATAGTGGCATCACCATTGGTTGCTGAAAAGGTTACATCACCTGCTGATGTGGTAAGCCTAATGGGTGTAACATCATTTAGATTGTCACCCTCTTTTACATAAGTTTTTAAATTAGTACCTAAGAATAGGTACCTAGTGCCTTCTAATGCAATCCAGCCAAAAAGCTTTCTGCTTGTACCAAGAAAAGTGTTGGTGGTATTTTTTGCCCAACCACCTATCTTTTCTACAAAGCCTTTGCGAAATCTAACAAGAGAGCCATCAAACCATCCACCAGCATTGGTGTAGCTTGTACCCTCTCGATCTATCCCAGCCTTAAATTGAAACTTTGCAAAAGGCATTTCATACTAGGCAATACGAATGATAGCTGTCGAGGCGGCTGCGGCTGGAAAGACTATGGTAAAGTCTCCTGCTGTTGATGTTTTGTCTCCACCAAAATCTATGGTTGCTACTGACTTATCACCATTAGTATCGTTATAGATCATACATCCTCTAGCTGTCACTGTAGCTGTACTAAAAGTTAAATTTGAAAAATCAGTAAACCCTGTGGTTCCTGAGCTTGTGGGTGCTACCTTAGTAAGGGCAGAACCACCTGATGTGTAATTAGTACCACTTGATTGACCAGTTGTTGTAAATGCAGTTGTGGTAGCTCCAAGTGTTGCTGAACTTGTGTAAAGTGCAAGTTTGAAAGCATTACCATTAGTTGCAAAATTATGAGTAGCAGTCAACAGTTCCTTTTTAAAACTTGTTGTTAATGTTGATGTTATTGCCATTTTATTTTAACTCCTTAAAAATCTTTGCTAAATCTTCGTGTCCTTGGCTAGTAAGTAAGTTTTGAATAGTACATCTCTCACTATTGATAGCCTGTTTCATATAATAAAGTATTGTATTGTAAATTGCTAGTTTGTATGCTTCTGCCTGTTGTCTAATGTGTGGGGCGGCATTTTCTGATATGCCACAGATTCTATTGGTTAGTTGTTCTGCCCACCATTCAGGGTCATGACCTTTGTTTGCTTCTGTCTTAACAGTTATTAATCCAAGGTTTGATGCACCAAAATCCTCAAGCATTTACCACTCCTTTGGCTCTACTGGACTTGTTTTGTCATCATGCCTGCCTATCAACATAGGTTCTACTGCTTTTTCATTGTAGGTTAATTCACTGTTTTTTCTGACTATAAGCTCATCATTCATAACCAAAGGAAGCATGGGGTCTTGCAATCTATGATAACCATAAAGCTTTTCACTAAGTGGCACACAGGTATCAAGCAATGTAGATGTTTGTGCTATGCCTACCTCTATGCCTGCAAACATGCACTTAGCCAACCAAAACTCAACACATGCTCTGCCTGATTCTGCAAAGTGTAGATTACCTCTATAAGTAAAATCTACACCATAAATTCTTATTGCACCTACTTTATTCCACAGTGCAAAAGCCAAAGCATATGCAACAGTGTTATTGAGGTATGAGCATTGCAAGTCTTGTACAACTTGCTTAACAGGATAGAGCTTTAGATTCTTGCACCTTTTATCAAGCTCACAAGTATAGATAGGCTTATCACCAGTTTTCAGCATTTTAACCATGCCATGTGTTTGACCACCAGCATCATCACTATCTAAAAACCTTGAAGGTGGGTCAAGCATAAAGGTTCTGTCATGGTATATAACAGAGCCTACAGCATTGATGCCCCACACTTCATCAAAGTGATCTCCATGTGATGCGGCTAGATTATACTCAAACCAGCTTTTGCCTAAGCCAACAATGGCTACAGTCTTGCCCTCAAGCTTCTTAATTGGCTTTTCTTTTGTGTCTTTTTTATTCAACTTACATTAATTCTAAGAGAGTCATATCGCATTTCATCCCTTGTGTCTCTGCCTTCACCTAGATTTTTAAGTCTAGCAAGGCTCTCTTTAAATCTGACTTCATATTGTGCTATGTCATCAGCAGGTAACTTTAAATATATTGCACCTTCTATAAGGGTGCCATATAACAATGTTTCTTCTGCATTTATTGAAAGCCATGTTGTGCCTGCATCTCCTTGAGTGGTTAAGGATGGAGGCTTGGCAAGATAATGTAATTCTGCTGTGTAGTTTTGATCAGGCTTGGGTGCCACTTCAAAAGTATTGTCATCAAATATTGCATAGTACCTTGGTCTGCCAGTGGTACTTGTTGATGGTGCAAACTCCTTAATAAAAGAGTTGTGTTTTAAATCTAAGTAATAATAGCTGTTTGAATCAATAACAGCCAAACTAAATGGAGCTAAGAAATCTGTGGGTGTGGTTAGAAACCTAGAGCTTGATGTAAACAAACCATCTACATTTTTTCTTTGATTGGGCAGTTGAACACTCTTGAGTACTCTATCTTCTGCATTTTCAATAAATGTATTTAGGTTAGCAACAAAGGTTGCCTCATCAGTTTCTAAATAATTTTGAACAGTTGATTTGAGTGTTGCTAGTGTTAAGCTCATAAGTTAATTATAACACTAATTAGTGTTAATGGTACCACCCATACCTGAATGATTTGTACAATAATAATAAAGAGTTGGCGCTCCACTTGCAACCTCGATCTGTGTATATGCACCTGATGAGCCTGCTGTTCCATTGGTTGTTACACCAGTGGTGTACTCTGAGCCACCACCATGTGTGCCATTAGATGTTGTTGAAAACCTTAATGGATGGCTTGAATTAGATGATGCTGATTGATCAAATCTATATGTTTGACCCTCAGTAAGATTCAAGGTTGGCGCCCTTGAACCATCTATATAAAAATAGTTGGCACCCAAATAACTACCTACAGTCACAGTGTATGTTGTATAAGAAGGTGCTGGTGTGGGTGATGGGGTGGGTGATGGTGATGGTGTTGTACCAGTAGCACCACTAATAGTAATGGTTCCCAAAGCAGATGTAATGTTTGTTGGTGTTGTGACAAGAGAGCCAATAATTCCTAAGCCAGCATTTGTTCTAACTATAAAGTCTGTGGGTATGACTGAGTTATCAGGTCTTGGTTCTCTAACTGCCTGTGGGTCTATGACATTGGTTCTTGGCTCAAGCTGTGGATGTTTAGGCTCATAGCACTCAGGACAGGTCTTTAATCCATTCCATTCTTTCCTTAGTTCTTTAAGAAAATACCTAAAGCCACATCTATCACAAATGGCATAAGGGTTTTTGTTGGAGGCAAAAGCCATTACGAGTAATTATATGATGATACATCAGGGGTTATTCTTACTGATGCTCTATCCTCATCTTGTGACATGGCTCTTAAAAACTCTTCATCATAGATTTGTTTGAGAAAGTTTGTTCTATCAGGACTTTTCTTGATTGATAGGTAATAAGCCAAACCAGCGGCTAAACAAGGGTAAAACCTAAATGGTATTTCTAAT